ATACATAGCTTGTAACATCAAATCTATGTTATCTGTTCGTTTAACACCAGATGACCCATCACCTATTGGTACTCCTTCTGTTATTGGCTCGTTAGGTCTTTCTGTTGGTGCAAAAACATTAGGATTAACATCTACTTGTGATGCTACAGGTAATGGCGCACCTTGTTGTTGATTTACAAACTGTTGATTATCACCATAATCAGCATCAGGTAATCTTCTAAGAGGTTGTGTTTTACTTCCAGCTCCACCATCTGTTCTTTGTCCACCTTGTGGTGTTGCTACAGCTGCTGGTTTAGAAGGTTGTCTGTAGCCACCTCTTCTATTCTTGGTCATAACTGTCTGCCTCGTTAGTAAATAATATAATTACTCCTGGTCTTGGATATACAATTTGCACAACTTGTTCAGATAATATATCTATCTCGTCTGCTACACCATATTCTTGATATACCATTTCCCAGAACTCACTCTCGTAATACTCGTGCATCTTAAACTCCAAATGCCTGTGCCATTGTTGGAACACCTTGACCTCCACCTTGTGCTAATAGTTGTTGTTGTATCATTGCTTCCTGTTCAGGAGACATCTGTGGTTCTTCAGGTGTATAAAATTGTTTCATTATTTCTGTAATAGCATTTGGATTTTCATAAATTGCTATTGCAGCCATAGTTGCAGATGGGTCACCTTGTGCCGACCTTGCAAGTATAGAGTCAAACAATACACCTTCTGCTTTGTTTTTTCTAATACGCTCTTGTACTTTTGCTATATTCTCTAGACCGTCAATATTATCTTGTAATGTTTCTACGTCTATAACACCAGCTTGTAAAAGTTGTAAACCTGTAACAATTTTCTGTGGTTCATCAAAACCAGCCATAACACCGTAGATACGTCTTGTAGTAAAATTACCTCCTATATCTTTAAGAGGTTGGTAATTCTCACTAAAAGCTGCACCTGCGTAATAACCTGCCATAGGTTTTTTAGTAATACCTTGTTGATAAGATAGAACTACATCTAGCTCTAATCTTTTTGCATCCATATCAATTAGACCATGTTTAATTATTTCTCTATATTCATTAATCATTAAAGACATAGTGCTATTTAATTCTGATAAACCTGCACCAGTTACAAAAGAGTTTGGAGATTGTGAGTCATCAGTTACTGGATAACCACCTACCATTCTTAGTTGTCGTTCTAATCTATCAATTTGTTGAAACAACTGATATGGAATATTGTTTGATGGTTTAGATACTTGTGTACCAGGAGACAAATAGTTTACAGCAAATCTACCTTTTCTATATTGACCAGACTCTAACTCACCTGATATGTTTGTTTCAGTAAATACTGAGTCTTCCATAGCTATAGCTGACATAATATTTATTTTTGCCATCATAGCCATTAGACCTATTACGTGGTCATATTGTCCTTTGAGTTCATCAAAAGAAACTTTCTTCATAAACACAAATGGTGGTGTAGATAATACGTTAGGTATAAAATCTAATATCATTGACCTTTCAGGAAATACAACGTATGTACCACCTTGGTCATAATATTCTATTATCTTTACACCTTGTGTTGTATTGTCTTCCCAGTTAGAAGATGTATTACTATCGTATGTTAAGAAAGATGATGCTGTTGTAGATATGTTATCTGTATCATCTTCATCTTTGTTTAATATCTCATCTGCAAACTCTGGATAGATTTGTGCAAGTTTATATCTAGGTACTCTTCTAACAACTGCTAGTTCTCTTGGTTGTTGGTCAGGACCAAAGTTTCCTGGAAATGTATCGTATGGGTCTCTTAATTCTGCAGAAGGATATGCAAAACCATTTTTATCTATCTTTGTTGTCATGACCCAAGCACAGTAACCATAACCAGGTAACCATCTAGATGCTTGTGCTAATTGTAAATTTAAATTTTGTTTGTCATCATAGTTTGTAACAATACGTTCTAGTTTATCTGCCATAGCTTTAGACCTTGTAGAGTCATTGTTGTTAGGTACATCTACTCTTACTTGTGGTACACCAGATACTTTTTGTGCAAGTCTATCAATACCAGATTGCAACATGTTTGGTGCAGGTAACAAGTCAGCATCTGATGTTTCCATAGTGTTACCTAATAATGCTTTAATACCATCAGGTCCACCATTGAGTATTGCTTTTATTCTTGCTTTAGATATTTGTCTATCTTGTACACCTTTACCAGAAGTTAATGTTGCAGCAGACCTTACGATTTCTTGATAATCTTTTAGTCCTATGTTTTCTATTGCCATGTTGGTAAATCTATCTCCGTTACTTTGTACTCGCCATAACTAGGATTATAATCTAATCCTATGTCCGCAGCATGTTCTTTTTGCATGCGTCTAAACACTTTCATTGGAAACCACCCAGCCATAACTATGTCTGTTTTCTCTTTGTTTCTTCTAGAGACAGGTTTCCCATCAAAGTATAACAGTTGTTGCCTATATTTTTGTACTTTTGCTGTAGATTCTCCATCACCAGCAGGTAAATGTATTCTTTTGTTTTCAAACAATGCAGCCATTGCACCTACACCATATAGTGGGTCATGTTTGTTTTTTCCAGTCAGGTGTCCTTGTGTTGTTATACCAGAACGTAATGTAAATTCTTTTATAGAATCATCTTGTCTTATTGCAGTCTGAAAACCATTTTCTTCTATAATCCAATGTCTACAGTCATACTTGTGTAACCAGTCAGACATTTGGTCTAACGCTGCACGTGTACCTCCACCTCGTCTGTTTTCTAAATCAACTAGATACAGTTCACCTCTGTATTGGTCTATACCCCACAAGACGCTTGCTTGGTAACCACTTGATGCAGGGTCTAGACCAGCAACTAGATACAAGTTTTTATATACTTGTCCTAAAACTAAATCAGGTCTCATACATTGGTCAATCATGTTCATTGTAAATATCTGTGTACCTTCTACATAAGCCTGGTTGTAATACACCATCTCAAATGTTTGTCTACCACCTGTAGATTCTGCAGACCGCAACCTAGATTGTAACCATTTAAAACTTCTTTTAGTTGGCCATAGCATGCAACTAACATGGTCTTCTACAATATGTTCTGGTATATCACATTCTATTTTGTGTGCTGTTTCTACAATCGATGTAAAGTTTTCTGACTCTAGTAGATGGTTATATAAATCATCAGGATGTTGTCTAGAGCCAATAACAACTACAGCTGTATGTTCTTCTTTACGACTAGATAGTGTTGTTGTCCACCATTGTCTTGTAGATTCTCTAGCACCAGGTTGTTGTGTAGTTTGGTGGTCCTCTATGTCGTCAGCAATAATCAAATCACAGTCTCTAGATAATATCTTGCCACCTTTACCTACAGCAACCATAGTAGGTGATTTAATACCTGCTACTGTTCTTGTGCCTACAGTAAATTGATTCTGTGACCAGTTCTTACCTGACCTGTTATCTGGTTTAAAGTTTGTACCAGGTGCGCAAAAATCTGCTTGTAGTTCTTCATTAGTATCTAATACGTCTAACACAGCAGATAATGCGTTCTTTGCTATATCTTCATTACCACCTACCCACATAATTCTTATGTTTGGATTAAGACATATCTGGTAAACAGCAAAGTGTATTAACAACTCTGTCTTACCATGTCTAGGTGGGCTAAGTATTAATAGTTCTTTACCATTGTCTATAGAATCTATTATGTTATTTATCCAGTTTGTATGGAAATCCGCGGTCTCGTATTTCTTTCCTAGTTCTGTTTCAAAGTATTTGTTGCGAAAGCTTGAAAAATTTTTTAGGTTTCTTTTAGCTTCTTTGGATAACTCCCACTCTTCTGCAGCTATTGCATTTTTACTATCTATCTTGAAGGCAGCAAGCATACGGGAAACGGTAGCAGAAGTGCAACCAAGGAGAGAAGCCGCCTCGACTACCGTCATGTCGCCATTTGCTACTGCCTCTGCTAATCCCTCGCTTACGAAAGCTCGGTAATACTGTCCCCTACGCACACTGGCGTAGTCCCCGTTATCACTATTATATTCCTTATTGATAGGTTTTGTGTCAACTTTCTGATTATGTCTTTTTGCTGCTGCCCAGACTCTTTTGTTGCATTGGGTAGAGCAGAATTTACGTTGTTTACCTGTTAGACGCTTTTTACAGCTAGGTGCGTGACATATCAAATTTGTCATTAAAATCTATATCCTTGTAGATTGTTGCTTAGATAGAATTATATGTTATAGTTCTACTAAATACAAACACTCAAACTAAGTATTTTGTTACAGGTGAAGGTGCAATCGGGATGCAGAAAGCTGCTGACTGGCAAGACAGTAACGTAGAAACGCAAAAGCAGTACCCAAGGAGATTAGAAAAGTTTGATTTAGGCCTCCGCGACTATATGCCCGCTTACGCCTAAAACCCCTGTACTTACTTACTGTTTTATGTACAAAAGATTACCAACATATTTTTCTAGACATACGTACTATATAGTAAGAGTGCAGATTAACATCTGCTAGTCATACAATACTTACAGACAGATAAAATATACATACCTTCGGTATATATTTTACTGCTGTAATGTATTGCTGTATGTAATACAGA